GTTTAATGTTGTTCCCGTACCTTTAACTGTAACCCTCGTGGTACTAGCCGCCGGAGCTGCTCCAATTCCGACATTCCCCGAGGAGTCAATCTGCATCTTCTCTGCAATAGCGCCGGACGTATTGGCGGTTTGAAATGACAACCTACCAGGAACGATACCAGCAGAAACAGCAGCATCTACGGCACCAATTATCCTGGACGACACATTGTAGCTTGTGCCATCAGCACCGTAGAAGCCCAAAGAGCCGATATTGTCGTTGTTATTTACAGTGGTGTTTGTCCCTACAGATGCACCACGACTCTTTCGCAAGATTACTTCAGTGGCGTTGGTATCTGCTACATACCTTGTATTGGTGATTGCGCTGGCAGCTACAGAAGTTCCCTCGACTGCGAAAGCATAGGCAGGGGCAGTAGTTCCAATTCCCACCCGACCTGCGCTATCAATTCTGACTTTCTCAGTGCTGTTAGTAGCTATGCCAATTTGATTAGCAGCAGGCGAAAAAATGCCAGTGTCGATATCATTGCCAGCACAAATAGCAGGTGCTGCCGCAGTCCCAGCACCTATGTTAACAGGTAAATTACCGCCTAAATTTAAGTTATTAGTGCAGGAGTTGCTACCATCCTTGTTAAGACACTGGTTAATTCCAGTAGCAAAATCGTTGTCCTGAGTGTCATGGCGACCAGCTTCTATGCCGATACTAAGCGCTGCATCACCAGCCCAACCACCAGTAGCGTTATTTCCTTTCGTGTAGGTTCCTGCTGCCCAAGCCATAATACCCCCTATGCTTCTGTAACTTTGCTTAATACTTTATTCACGTACAACCGAGTTTCTTCAGGCACCTTTACTATTTCTTTAATGTTGGCCCAAGTTACACGCTTGCCTTCTGCTTTTAGCTTACTAATAGCTTTATCAATGTTAAGTGGTCCCCAGTTGTACGCCGCTAGTGCAATATCAGTTTCGCCGTACTTGCTAATCATCTGCTGCAAGTAACGGCTGCCACCCTCTACATTCTGTTCAGGGTCAAACCTATCTGCAACACCTAAATCTTTTGCTGTGCCTGGCATAAGCTGCATTAGGCCGCCAGCACCTTTTGGACTAACGGCTTTAGGATTATTAGTAGACTCAACCTGGATAACAGCCTTTACCAGTGGAGCAGGCGCATACTCTTCGCCAATTGGTATGTTTACATCCTGTTTCCCAATCTTTACAGATTCTGACTTTTGCGGGGCTTCTTTCATCATTCCCTCTAATGAAGCTAGCTCTGCCTCTAGTGCTGCAAGTTCTGGATCGGTAGATGAAGTGGCCATATCAATCCCATCAATACCGCTATCTTTCTGTGTTTGTGGCATTACAGCGCTACGACCGCCAAGCGTAGCAAGCAAAGTTGCCAAATCAACGGCAGATGGCCCGCTGCCTTGCAAAGACCGACCTGCGCTAAATAAGCCCTTGCCGATTAGCCCTTGTCCAGTAGGCGATCCAGCGGCAGCTAATGACCCTGCAAGGATTGCGCCTAACACTGGGTTACCTCCTAGCAAGTAGGTTGCACCAGGAAGCCCAGCCCCACCTGTCGCATACAACAACGCTCTTTTTAGATCGCTTGCTGTCATTGGTTGCTCAGCCGCCTTTTTGGCACGAGCTAGTATTGGCTCAGCAATAATTACATTTTGCTTTTTTTTGTTAAGCGATTTTACTTCAGGCGCGTACTTCTCAATATGCTCTTTTAAATCCCTGTAAAACGCTCGCCAAAATCCAGGGTCTGCTTGTGGCCCGTCTTTATACTTTTCCCCAAATACCTTCTTTTGCTTATTGAGCACATCGAGCGAAAGTTTGGATCTGCCAACCTGTTCAGCTTCCCAATCTCCAACTGCTTTTCTCATTGTTGGAGATTCTGATTTTGGAATTACATTCCCAAATTCGTCATATAGCGTTGGGATGTTTGGCTCAACAAACTTGGATTCGTTTTTAACGGCAGCTTTGAAATCGCCTATGATGTTTTCGTATGACTTTACATCGGTTATGTCTACTCGATTGTTTTTAAGATATTCTTTTGAATGTGTAAAAGATGGCATTTCAATCTTTTTGCCACCCTTGTCTACATTTTTTATAGCCGTCTGTATTTGTTCTTCTAAGTCATCTTTAAGCGCGATTGCGTTAGAGTATAAAACATCTGGATTTCTGCTTGGGCCAAGCGCATTTGTAGAAAGCAACTCATCAAAACTCTTAGCTACTTTGCTTTGATATTCGCCATCAACTCCTTCAATTAAGCTATTCTTCACAGCGGTCAAATCAGATTTGCGAACCCCAATGCTACTACGTTGAAGCGCAAGCCCAGCATCTTCTAATCTGTTGGCTGTTTTTCTTAGTGCGGCCATCCCTCCAGATGCTGCGGCAGGAGCAGCTAGTGCACCAACTAATCCAGCATATTCACTTTCTGGTGCGTATGCTTGTGCCGCCTCACTGCCAAAATATGAAGCTAACCCTAACAGTGCCTCTTTAGCTGCTGGCATAATGCTAGTAAACGCCTTAGCTTTACCGCTTGGCGTTGGCGCCATAAATCCAAGCGCGGTATTCAATTCTCCAAGCCCTGCGCTTTCTACAGCTTTCGATGAAATGTCTTTCATCATCTGTATCTTTGCTAGCTCATAAGCATAAGTATTCTGTGCTTCCTGGCCAGTAAGCATGTTCTTAATATCAGAAGCTACGGCACTTCCTGCCGCGATGCCTTTTGACATTAATCCAAACGTAAGCAGGTCGCCAATATTAAGCGCACCACCGCCAAGGGTAGCTGCAGCAGCAAGATTAGCAGTAGCTGGATCCATCCCAGAAGCTTGTGGTGCCACAGTTTGTGTGGCAGCTAATTGCGCATCGAGAGATGCTAGTTCTGCTTCTAGTGCTTGTAATTCTGGGTCCATTATCTTCCCACGCCACCTGCTGCTTGTCTTTGTTTTTCTATTACCGCCTGTCTGCGCTCTTCAATTAGTTGCCGCAACTCTGCTTTGCGCTTATCAATATCTGGTTGCTCTAACTGCATAGGTTGATTTAATATTTCAAATGGCTTTGCTATGCCAAATGAACTAATGCGCTTTGGATCGATTCCCGCGGTAATGGCTTCATCTTCATAAAACTTACGTGTTTCTTCGTATGTTTGTGAAGCAACTTGATATGCACGCCTCCCCATATCAATGATACCTTTTCGCACTCCCTCATCAAGACCGCCCTCGCCCAAAAGCGCTCGTTTTAACTTAGCTTTTAAGCCGCCTGGAATTGACGCGCTGTTTTCAATTGCACTCACTTCGCCTTGCAATGCCGCTAATCCTGGCTCTATCAAATGCACAGCTCTTTTTGCCAATTCCATTGAAGATACTGCGCTTGGGTCTTGCTCCGCTAATTGAATGACTGCTGCGGCATCGCGAAGCTTGCTATATCCTTTAACTTCGGGACGAGTATTAAACTCTCGCCTTAATCGTTGCGCTTCCTCGTCTAGTTTATTGCCTTGTTTTAATCGCTCTGACTCTAAAACTCTATCTGTAACGGCCTTCTGTATTGTTGCTTGTTTATCGATTTCACGTTGATATAGCTCCGTACCTTTAGGCCCAAGTTCAAAATCAGCAGCAGTTTCTAGCCCTAGTAATGTATCAGCAGCTTTAGCTTTTCTAGCTACTTCTTGCTGATTAAGTGCAGTAGCCAAAGTAGACAACCTACTTTGATACATTGGATCTTCTACGCCACCAATAAAGCTAGTCCTAGCTTGTGGTGTAGCCATAGTCATCATTTGATTGGCCAAAGTATTTAGTTCAAGCGTGTTTTGAGCTGCCTGTTGCCTTGCCTGGTAGCCTAATAATGACTGAAGTAGGATAGACCCTAACCCAATACCTACCGCTCGTCCTGTGCTCGTATATGGCGTTATAAGCTGTGGAGCGACCTGGCCTATAGACGTGGCAGCAATGCCGTAAGGATTTTCAGCAGGAGTGAAGTTTAATCCAGACAATGACTCAAATAACGTATCAGCCATGTTATCTCCTCAAGCCTTGCGTAATGCCTGACGTAGCTCCAGCAGTAACGCCTTGCACAACACTAGCGCCAATATTTGGCTTAGGCTGCGCTGGCTGATAATTCTGCATCGTTTGTCCCGCAACATATTGGTTAAACGCAGCATAAGGATCAGGAGCTGCACCACCACCACTTCGACCAATGCGAGCGGCTTGCAGTTGCGCTTGCCTTGTCCGCTCGGCTTGTTGTGCTTCAAACGCCCTTTGTCGTTGCGCTTCTTCTTGAGTGTACTGCGCTCCAACACCAGCCATAAATGGTGCATTGATTGCCTGGAATTGCTCGTATGGCATCATTCCACTTTGATACGCTTGGCCAAAGCCTTGCTGCTGTACGCTATAAGCAGCTTGCTCAGCAGCACTTTGTGCTTCTTGCCTAGCTAAATCCTGCCGCTGCGTATTAGCTCGCATTAAAGCTTGAGCCGCTTCTGAGTTAGGGTCTAGGCCACGCTCTACTATGCTTTGCTGAGTAGCTAGGTTTTGTCTTGCAAACTCTTCCTGATTACGTCTTTCAAACTGGCTTAATACGTTCTGCCTAGCCCGGTCCATTTCTTGCGTAAATCCTGGCTCATAGCGTTGCTGCATTTGATATGGATCAGATGTCATGTAACGATTAACTAAGTTTTCGTAAGCTTGTCCACCAGATTCCATAGCTCGTTCTACTTGTTTCTCTCTTGGCAAATCAGCATATGGAGTCTCAGCTGCTGGTTGTGTTGGCTCATTAACACGTCTGCCGCCTGGCATTACTACAGGTGCACCTGATGCTTGCCCCAAAAACTTGTTTGCTTCAGCTTTGCCTTTGTTAGCAAGGATTTTTCTATACCTAGCTTGCTGAGCAGGATTTAGTTGGTTAAAAGCAGCTTGGTTTTCTTCGTGCCTAAAAGTAACTGCCGATGGTTTTCTCTCATTTGGTTTAGGTTTTGTAGTTACCTTTGCACTAGGCCCTTTTGCTAGAGCGCCTTTTTTTGGTTCAGGTGTAGGCTTAGGTGTAGGTTTAGGTGCCGCTGCTGGTTTTCTTGTGTTCTTTGCCATAATTATACCTGTCCGCCTAAATCGTATCGTACTTCAAATCCAAGTATTTGCATCGTTGTGTTTTTAATAGCGCCTTGAAAAACTACACTTGCACAATGTCCTTGTCCCTTTACTGCGTACCTGTCAAAAATGTAATCTTCTGCCGAAGACCATGGACTACCCCAAGGACTACCCCAAGGCGTAAATATACTAGGCGTAGATGTTATAGTTGGAACAACAGCAGCACGCCTAAAATCAAGATCTAACCCAATGTTAATTTGTATGCCTTTTTTAGCTCTTAATATTGGACGAATATCCTTAAACGCTTTGTAATTGCTGCGTGAACCATAAAAACTAAATGCTGTTTTACCAATGTAATTTATAGCTTGAGAAGTAGCGCCAGATACAGCATCAGCATATCCAGTCTCACCTTTCCAAATTACCCCAGCAGACGATCCGTAATAAGGTAATTTATTGAACAAGCAACTAGACAAGGCATGATTATTGCTAAAGAGAACAAACTCAGTCCAAGCTTTTGTATCAATCGCGTAAACAAGAAAATATGTGCTAGTTCCATCAATAGGAATACTGATATAAACCCGCCGTCCTTGAGGCCAAAAAAATCCAAACCATTTGTAATCAAACGGAAACTGAGTAGCTGATGCAGAAATTAAAGGATTTATCTTTTGTGATACTATGTTTAGTGCTGCTTCTGGGTCAGCTTGAAACAAGCCAGAAATGGGAACAATGCCTTGTTCTGTAATAATCCAAGTGTCGTTATTAACTGAAACAAAAGCTCGCCTACCAAGCGGCTTACCTATGTAAAACCTAGCAACAAGTCCCCAAGTTGTAGGATCTCCGGCATATGTACCGCTGTAAAAAACTATGTCCCCTTCAGAACTACATGCCCAAAAGTAATCTTGTGCCGCTACATTATTAGAATTACTGTAGCTACCTATTCCAGCAAGGAAGCCACCACGAGGAAATACATAGCTGAAATCAAAGCTAGTAAGGGCAGGGGTTCCACCAGTACCAGTAACTTGTAACCCTCCATACCACACCCTGCATGAATTAATTTCTACAAAGTACAACCGCTCTTTATGAGCATGGACATCAACCATGCTAGTTAAAGCTAGTCCGGTAAATGTGACATCAGAAGTGGTAGCAGCACTACCATCCCAATACCGAGCATTATTTAAGCCATTACATAGATAAATACGATTATTGTAGGTAGTGCTTTGCCATTCACCCGATGTTACAGCGCTTCCTGTAATTGTACTTACAGCCCCACCAGTAGTAACACTACGAATTGTAGTATCATTACTTGCTATTAACCGAGTAGTACCGTTAGCTAAATTAACCGTATCAAGAAACTTTAACGGGCTAGTACCGGCATCAACAAATTTTTCATAGCCTAGTCGAATGGTAGGAGCGCCCGCACCTGGAAATATATTAACCAGCTCCGTTGCAAAGAACGGCTCTGTATTATCAATCGGACTAACTAAATCCAACCCTCCATAGGGAGGCGGCATTGTAAATCCTTGGAATGGCATTAAACCCCACCTTACATTCTCATCATACGGTTACGAAGCTGTTGAGCTTGCTGCGGGGAAATTTGTTGACCCTCTGGCTGTGGCGCAGGCTGATATTGCTCCATCGATTGTGGCATTTGTGGTAGCTGCGGAGTTGGACCAAAAGGCATTTGCGGCCTTGGGAAAAACGTTCCTGGCGCATACTGCGGCGAAACAGCTGGATAGTTAATAAAGTTGTTTCCTAGTTCCGCAGGCATCTGTCCGCCACGCCAAGGCATAGGCTTAGTGTGCATGGTAGGGGCATATGCTTCTTGTAACTGTTGAAGTTGGCCTTGGGGGATAGGTTGCGCTTCAATTTCAGGCATACCCTGCTGTGGAGCTGCCTGAATCTGATTAGCTATGGATTGCCCCATATTCTGTTGTGGACGGCCACCAGGACCAGTTAATTGGCTTTGAGCATTGCGATATACGCCAGGCGATACCCGTGTAAGCTTTTCTGATGGACCACGCTGTAAAGCTCCTGCTAGCCGCCTGCCAGTTTCTCCGCGCATTGGTTGACGTCTCATTTTTTCTTTCCTTTATTAGGTGTGTAATTCTTTTCTAAGGCTTGTCGCATATTTGATGAAGGAGTTACGCGTCCTTGATCATTCATGTACATGCCAGGCGAAACACGAGCTACTTGTCCTGCTTGTGGGCGCGGCGTGGTTGCAACAGGTTGAGTTGATTGTCCAGGAGCAACACCAAAATTTGTTGCTGCCATCTCCTCGTATATTTTACGAGCCTTTTCTTTGTCAGCAATAACTACATCGCCTTTTTTAGACGAATACATATTTTCGTCAATCAATCGTTGTGTGACTGCTTTTTGCTGATCGAATGAAAGTTGCGCCCAATTAGGCACCCCCTTTGTTTCAGCATAATCAGGCTTGAAAGCATCCAAGTTTCCATAAACGCCAGTAAGGTCGTCAGCTTGCAATCCTGCTTTTTTATACTCATCAAATGATCCGTATTTGCCGCCAGCAAAAGGTTTGCTTTTATTCTGTTGCCCTTCTGTTGGTTTTTGCAATCGCATCCCTGCAACATAGTTTTGCCAAGCAGGATCATCTGATTGTTGCAATAACTGGCCTGTTCTTTCTTGCTGCTTACCCTTGGTTGACTGATGAAAGACTTTGCTTCTAATGCTTTTCCCAAGTCCAAAATCAATCTTGTCTGTTAACTTGTTATTAAAGCCACTAAATTTTACTAAACCTTCAGTTGCTTTTCCTCCTGTTAGTGCGTCTGCTGCCGCAAAAGCTGCGTAAGCGATCCAACCATAACCTGGTATATAAAGCATTGAAGCTTTTAGCGCTTCAGCTTGTGACTTAGCCGCCCTGTCTTCACTGGCACCTTTTTCATTAAGCATTTGCTGCCCAATTTGAGCAGCAGCAACTCCAGTTCCAACATAGGGCGCATACGCACCTAAAGAGCCTTGCGTGCCTCCTCCCGCTAAAGCTTGTGCGCCAGCAGCAGTAGAGTAAGCACCACCTGCTATATTTGCCGCACCACCGAGCTTTTCTCCTTGCTGGTATTGTCTATAACCGTTGTATGCTTGTGCAATACCACCTGCCACTTGCAAGCCCGCCAATGCTTGACCACTAATTGAACCACCACTTGAACCATCAGGATTTATAATTTTACCGTCTTGTCCGACTTTAGCGCCGTCTGACATTAACGTGCCAGGTGAGCCATCTGGCATTTGAACACTTCCAACTTCTGTAACAGGTGGAGTGCTTA